GGTCGTAGAACCAATTACTGGTGATCCTAGTAATTTGGAACTAATGACTTTGTTCCAAGATGCTTTTGGAGATACTGAAAGAGCATATGCTCCAATTAGCAGCGTAGAAGAAATTATTACGGGCACAGGTCAAACTTTTTACAGATTAAGTGTAGATGCGGGTAGTAATAAGGATATTAGAGTTGATGGTAGCACATATGGTGCTTTTACAGTTCAACCAAAAACTAGAGTAATTGGTAATGCTGGAATTGGTTTAACTGTACTTGATGTTGACTCAACTGTTGGTTTTGGAACGAGTGGAACGCTTAGAGTAACTTTTGATGATAATACCGTTGGTATTGTATCATACAAATCAAAATCAATTGACCAATTTTTTAATGTAACAGGTATTGGTAAAACTATTCTCGATTCTACTGTCGTTGGAGTTAATACCTTTGCATACGGTAAGTCAAAAAACAATATTGACGAAACAATTCAAGTCAGAATTAATTCTGTTATTAATGATTGTGAGCATCCTGGTGCATATCAACAAGGTAAAAATGATACGATCTTAATCAAAACACTTGGTATTGGAAACACTACTTTCAAGTATAAAAATTGGTACTATAACACTGCACCATCATATACTGTAGAATCAGTTTCTCTTCAAGATGCTTCAGATAATACTTACAGAGTAACTCTTAATAAAGATCATTATTTTAGAGTAGGTGATAGACTCACAGTAAAAGCATCTTCTAGTGGAAATAAACCATTATCAACAGTTACAAAAATTGTTAATGAAAGATCTTTTTTGATTAAGGGTCAAGGTCTCCTTAATGTATCTGAAACATTTACTGTTAGTAGATCTCTCTTAAAAGCAGAATCAAACGATTTCCCCGGTTCTGCAGTTTATTCTGCCAACGTTCAAAACGTTTACAAAGAAAAATATAAAGATGATATTATTGTAGCATCATCTTCACTTCCCTTTTATAACGCTAACTCTTTGAATGCCGATTCAAGAGCAGTAGTTTTCTCTGGCACCTTTATTGGAGATGAGTTTGAAATTATTTTGACGGGTGATCATGGTTTCTACACCGGTGATGCACTTTATTATACTCCAGAGAAAGTTGAGCAATCATCTACAAATAGACAAACAGGTATTACTTCTACCACAACAGTTTTAGGAACATCACTTTTTGGTGGTAATACTGGAGGAGAAGGTCTCTACTTTGTTAAGAGAATTACTGCAAGAACAATTAAACTGTCTAAGAGTAGAACTGACATCTACAACAATAAGTTTGTTACCCTAGAGAGTTCAACTCCTGTTACAAATAACAAATTTGATTTATATGATTTTAGACAAAGAACGTTAGAAACTCAAAAACTCTACAGAAAGTTCTCAACTCCAATTGATGATGGCACCGTAACTCTTACAAATCCAGGATTTACTGGACTTCTTTTAAATGGCGTTGAGATATTAAATTACAAATCTAATGATGTAATTAAGTATGGTGAAGTAAGAAGAATTGATGTATTGAACGGTGGTGATGATTATGATGTAATTAATCCACCTGTACTGCATGTTGAGGATTCTGTTGGAACTGGTGTAACAGGAACTGTGTCTGTATCTGGTTCTCTCCAAGAAATCAGAATTATTGATCCTGGATTTGACTATGAAGAGGTTCCAAAGATTAGAATTACTGGAGGAAATGGTCAAGGAGCTGAAGCAACTGCATCTATTAAAAAAGTAGAGCATAAGATTTCATTTAACGCTGACCTCGCTACTAGGGTTGGTTTAGGAACGACTGGTTCTTTACCCTCAACAATCGGATTTGGCACATTCCACAAGTTCAAAACTGGAGAGAAAGTTTTATACATTTCAGATGATCAAACTGTAATTGGTGGTCTTACTACAAATACTTCTTACTTTGTATCTCAGGTTGGATTGACAACCGTTAGATTGCACCCAACCCAAGTAGATGCTGTTTCTGGTATTAACACCATCGTACTTACATCCTTTGGTTCGGGAGTACAATTCCTTAAAGCACATAAAGATAAGTCAGTTCTTGAATCAATTACCGTTATAAACGGTGGCGAAAACTATGAAAACAAAAAGAGAAATGTTTTCCCAGTTGGAATCAATACAGCGTTAAACGTCATCAATTCTGTAAACCATGACTTTGAGTCTGGTGAGATTGTAAAGTATACCTGCAAAGGAACACCAGTTTCTGGATTAACCACAGATACTGAATATTATGTCACCAAAGTTGATGATAACAACTTTAAGTTATCAACAGTTGGTGTTGCGACAGAAAAAGATATTTTCTACAGAACCAATAGACATGTTAATTTAACCTCTGTTGGCGTTGGAACTCATTTCTTTAACTATCCTGACATTAATGTTTCCTTAGTTGGAAAAGTAGGATTAGCATCTACAGGCAACACTTCTTTTGAAGCGTCTATTCAACCCATCTTTAGAGGTCAAGTAACATCTGTTGATCTTACTGCTAATGGAGTTGGATATGGCGTATCAGAAGTTATTAACCTTGAAAGACTTCCTATTGTTACACTTGGTGTTGGTTCTGATGCACAATTAAAACCAATTATTAAAAATGGTGCTATTGATGAAGTTATTGTTGATAACCAAGGATCTGGATATGTTTCTCTTCCTGACCTGATTATTGATGGAGATGGAGTTGGTGCTGTTCTGACCCCTGTTACAAAAACTGTAGGATCAGGATCAACTGAAACCAAAGTAATTGATTATATTAAAGTTGTTTCGGGTGGACAAAATTATACTCAAGATGAAACTACAGTTACAGTATCACCTGCTGGATCTGGAGCACAATTCTTACCAATCTTGCAAGAATGGAGAATCAACTTAGTTGAAAGATTCTTTAACACTAACAAAATCACCTCCGATGATGGTTTTATCACCAGGGGGGTAAATGATGCCTATGGTCTGCAATATTCGCACCTGTACGCTCCTAGACCCCTTAGAGAGTCTCTTTCTCCAAGCGATCAGTTCGGTAATACAATCTTTAGAAAAAATGATATTGTTAAAGTAAACGGTATTGAGGTTGCATCAAAGGATCACTCACCAATTATCGGATATGCCTATGATGGTAATCCAATTTACGGACCATATGGTTACTCTGGTTTAAATGGTGGTGTAATCACTCAGTTAAAGTCAGGATATAGTGAAGACTCTTTAACAAAACAGCAAAGACCTCCAATTAGTGTTTTCCCTGGTGGATTCTTTATTGAAGACTATACTTATAAAGATGTTGTTGACGAATCTGTCTTAGACAAAAATAATGGTAGATTCTGCATTACCCCAGAATTTCCAAATGGAACCTACGCATACTTTGCAACTATTGATGATTCTACTGCACAAGGGCAAGGTGCGGTATTTGCAGGATTCAAACTTCCTAAGTTCCCTTACTTAGTTGGAGATGCGTACCACTCTAAACCTGATGAGTTCAACTACAGGTATGATTCAAACCAGGATGATTTTGACTTAAATGGTTCTGATTACTGCAGAAATACTGTACCACATAATTTAATTGACGGAAACGTATCATATCCATATATCACCACTCCAAACAAACTAACACAATCTGTAGATGTATTAGCAGTAAGCCCAGGTAAAGTTGAATCTATTGGAATTGAAACTGGCGGTGATGGGTATAAGGTTGGTGATACGATCTTATTTGACAATACAAACACTCAGGGTTCAGGCGCTATTGCAAAGGTAGCGACTTTGAAGGGTAAGCAAGTTAATAGTGTTAGTGTTGCCACTAGTTCAATTACAGGAGTTGAAATCTTACCTTCTTCTGCAAAAGGTGACTACATTCTTTTTGCAGATAATCCTCATAACTTTAAGAAGTTTAATAGAGTTTTAATCACGGGATTATCAACAACTTCGTCTAAGATTGGTGGATCTTATCCTGTTGGAGTTTCCTCCAACAGACTTACTCTGGTTGGTGTTGGAACATCATCCTCTGGTGTTGGAACTGTTGGTGCTACCGGAATTGTCACTTATTTTAAAGTAACTGGAGATTTAAATTTCCCTCAAATAAGAGAGAACGACATTCTTGGAATCGGCACCGAGCAAGTAAGAGTATTAAATGTTGATGTACTTAACTCAAGAATCAGAGTTCTTCGTGGGGTGAATGGTGTTGTAGGAGCATCTCATACTATTACTTCAACACTTCTTGAAGATCCCAGAAAACTTACAATTAACGCTGGATTCAAGACAACGTATGCACCAAGAAGGAATAGACAAATTTACTTTGATCCTTCTGAGAGCGTTGGTTTAGGGACTGCTACTGGTGTAGGCATCGGTTCTACAATCGTATTTGCTAACCCTGGGGCTGGATTGACGAGAATTGATATTCCCACAAAGGGAATCTATATTCCTTATCATGGTTTAGAGACTGGAGATCAACTTACATATTCTCCCGGAAATGGTAGTGGAATTGATGTACAAAATATCGTAGGTGCTGCATCAACCTTATCCAACAATCAAACATTATTTGCTGCAAAGATTTCAAGAGATGTTATTGGTATTGCTACAGTTAAAGTTGGACTGGGAACCACAGGTTCATTTGTTGGAATTGCATCCACTCAAAGAAATATAAGCACCTTATTCTTTACTGGATTTGGAACTGGTGTCTACCATAGTTTCCAAACCAACTTCTCAGTCATTACCGCAGAACTTAGGAGAAAAGAAGTAACAGTTCAAACAAAACAAGCACATGGACTGAAAACAGATCATGATGTAATTGTTGATGTAAATCCGTCTATTTCAACGACTGTTACTTTAAAATATAATGATTTCAACAGACGATTGATTGCTAATCCAAAGTCTTTTGCATCTTCTGGTGTTAACACTACAACTAATGTAATCACTATTTCTGGTCACGGATATGTAACTGGACAGAAAATCTTGCATACGGCATCCAATCCTGCAGAAGGGTTGTCTGATAATGCTATCTACTACATCGTCAGAGTTGACGACGATTCATTCAAACTGACTAATACTAGATACGATTCTACTTTAGGAAAACCTCAAGTTGTCGGTATTACTAGTGTTTCATCGGGAACTATTAATCTGATCAATCCTCAGATTGACGTAATTAAAGATTCAACAGTTGAGTTTGATTTATCTGACTCCTCTTTGGCATATACTGCACAGGGTATTAGTTATCCTGCATTCCAACTGAATTTCTATCTTGATAATCAGCATACTAAGATTTGGAATACAAGTCAAACTAATAAAACATTTGAGATTGCAAGGTCAGGTAAAGTTGGTGTTGATACCGATGCAAAAGTTACTCTTACTGTAAATTCTGATATTCCTCAGCAACTTTACTATAAGTTTGACACTGTAGACGAAAGCGACGTTCCTTTGGTAAAGAGTGGTATTGTCACAGATACTGACGTTACTTCTTACAATCAAATTAATGTCAAAGAGAGTCTGTATAATGGCAGATATGCTGTTTCAGTTGCTGCAACCAATTCATTTAACTATTACGTTGAAGAAACTCCCGAAAGAGTTTCCTATGCAGGAACTACCTCCAAATTATCTTATATTACCGATTGCACTCATACCACCGGTGCAATTAATGCATTTACTATTCAGAATGGTGGTGTAAATTACTATTCACTTCCAGGCATTAGTACGATTGTAGGTGTAGGTACATCAAGCACAGGAAGTGGTGCAATTATTTCGGTTGCAAGCACATCCATCGGTCAAATCAAGAAAACTATCATTAATGATATTGGATTTGACTTCCCATCAGACACGACTCTGAAACCAAGCACAGCAATTCCTCAGATTGTAACGATTGAATCCCTGAATTCATTTGAGTCTATTGGAATTACTTCAAATGGAAGAGGATATACCGTAGCCCCCAAACTGGTTGTTGTTGATGGAAAGACCAAGAAACAAGTAAAAGATGTTGACATCGGATACACTATCGGTGATTCAAATGTAACTATCTTCAAAAATACCTTTGGTATCAATAATGTTCTCCCAAGCATTATTCCAACATCAAACAGTAACGGCGTTGGTATTAGAACAGTTGGATTTAATACCGTTACAAAGGATGTAACGATTGGTATTGATACTGGATTTAGTTCTGGATCAACATTCCCGTTTGTAGTGGGAGATAAAGTTCTTATTGAAGGTGTTAGTATTGGTATTGGGTCTACTGGACTTGGATATAACTCTGAGGAGTTTGAATATAAACTGTTTGAATTGACAGCAGTAGATGCAAACGTTGGTGGACTTGGATCTGTTACCTATAACATGAGTGGTGACATTCCATCTGGATTGACCACTCCTGGATCATATGATGCTCCAAACTCTGTTGGAGCAAGAATTATTCCTGAAAGATTCTTCCCTAACTTTGATATTAGACTGCAGCAAAATAATTTCTTTAACGGAGAAACTGTAAAGAGTAAGTCTGCATCAGGAACTGTTGAGTTCTGGGATGATAAAACTAATACTTTAAGAATTTCATCAGTTGATACATTTGTTACTGATGAGATAATTAGAGGATCTACGTCAAGAACTGAGGGTGTTGCGACTGAGGTAAGATCATATGAATCTTATCTTAAGATGGGTGCTACATCTGAAGTGTTAAAAGGACATCAGAACGATTCTGGATTCCTTAATGCTAATATGCAAAGAGTGCAGGATAGTGATTACTATCAGACATTTGCTTATTCAATCAATTCAAGAATTCCTTTTGATACTTGGGATGACGTTGTTTCTTCTACAAACCACACAATTGGTTATAAGAAATTTGCAGATTATCAACTTGAGTCTACAGCATCTATTAACGTTGGTCTAGCAACAGATGTTTCTTACTTTGATCAAGTAAATGAACTTGTTGGAGTTGCGGATCTCAACTGTGTATATGACTTTGACCTTGTAAGCGAAAACTTCCTTAATGTAGGATCAAAAGTTCTTTCTACTGAGGTTAGATTTGCAAATAGAATTCTTCAAGACTTCCTTGAGTCTGTAGGAAACAGAGTTCTGTCAATTGATGATATAAGTAGTCAATTCAATAGCAATCCTAGAGCAACTAAGTTTAGTATTGCAAATACCTTTGCTCTTTCATCCAGAAGAGCGATGAAGTATATTACTTATGTAAGAGATACTCGCTATACGGCTCAACGTCAATTAATGATTGTTGACCTCATTCATGACGGATCTCGTGGATATATTAATCAGTATGGTAGAGTTGAAAGCACTTATGATCAAGGTTCATTTGACTTCACCATTTCTGGAACTGAGGGTCAATTGCAATTCTTCCCAACTAAGTTCTCTGTAAATGATTATCAGATTGCTGCTATCTCTTATAATCTTGATGACAACTTACTGAGCACAGGTAGTTCATCTATTGGTGGAGTTGCCTTAATTGAATCTGACAGCACAGCGATTGGTGTGGGTATTGGAACCACTACAATCGTAAGTATTGCTAGCACCCATAATTCGGTGAAAGTGATGCTTGAGATCACACCAGATGTCAACAATACAAGCGAATTTGAATTTAATAATTTAAACGTTGTTCACAACGGAACTGATATCGAAATCCTTGAATATGGACAACTCAATACATCACTTACAGGTGATGCAGATGTTGGACTTGGAACATACAGTGCTGCATTAGTAGGATCAAATCTTGAAATCAGATTCCATCCTAGATCTGGTGTTGGTATTGGAACCACGGGAGTAATTAATACCATCCAAGTTGGTTTGGCAACTGCTGGTATTACTGGAATTGGCACATTTGATATGAAACATGCCAGATTAGAGGGAAGAACGACAAGTATTTCTTCTTCTGGTACTCCTGGTATTCATACAGTTGCATCTTATCCTGATGCTTATGATGTTGCTTACTTTGTCGCTCAAGTTGCAGATACTACAAACAATCAATATCAAATGGTTGAAATCATCGCAGTCGATGATTTTGAAGATGGTGGAAGCACCCAAGAAACCTATGATACTGAGTTTGCAGAGGTTGGAACTTCTGTTGGTCTTGGTACTTTTGGAACTAGAGTTTCTGCCGCAGGTCTTACAGAGTTAATGTTTACTCCTGCTGCAAGTATTGACACGGTTGTTAATGTTTACATGAATGCCTTAAGACATCAGGATGATGGTAAGGATAATATCGACTTCACTAACGCTCTGATTGAATCTGGATTTGCTACTTATGAAGGAACTGAAAGAGACATCAAGAGATCATTTGAATTAAAGCATGAAACTGATAATATCTTCGATCGATCTTTTGAAGGTAATAATTCTGATATCGTTAATACAACGACTAATACGATCACCTTACCAAATCACTTCTTCGTAACAGGTGAAAAGATCACATATAATCATGCAGGTGCAGGAACATCGCAAGCAATTGGTATTGCATCAACTTCATTTGTTGGGGTTGGTACAACATCTCTACTTCCAGGCAACTTATTTGTCGTTAAAGTAAATGATGATGAAATTAAAGTTGCCTCTAGCGCACAGAACGCTCTTAAGGCTATCCCTGAAGTAGTAGATCTCACAAGTGTTGGTATTGGCACATCTCACAGATTTACAGCGATCAATCAAAATGCTAAGGGAATTATTGCCCTTGACAATATGATTCAATCTCCGATTGTTTCAACCGCTGTGACAACCACACTTGCAGATCAGATGTTCTCGACTGATGACACTCTGAAACTTGCAGAAATTACATCAATTAAAGGAAGTGACCTTCTGAAGATTGGAGATGAAATTATTAGAGTTGATGGTGTTGGTATTGGTAGTACAAATGCTTTAACTCTAAGAAGAGGATGGATGGGAACTGGAGTTGCTTATGCTGCAACTGGTGCTCTGGTGACTAAAGTTGTTGGTAACTACAATATTGTTGATAACATTCTTCACTTTGTTGATGCGCCATTTGGTAATACACCAATTGGCACGGATACAAACCCACCGGACGCAAGAGACTTCCAGGGCATTTCTACCAGTTCTAGTTTCCAGGGAAGAATTTTCCTTAGAAGTGGCGTAGAGGATTCCTCAAATGAGACTTACCATAAGAATTATATCTTTGATGATATTTCCAATCAATTTAATGGAAGTCAGAAGGAGTTTACTCTCAAGCAAAACGGTTCTGATGTAACTGGTATTGCAACTGAGACTGGTGTTATTCTTGTTAGTGATATTTTCCAAACTCCTGGAAGCACCAATCAATACACGATGTCTGAGAATGCAGGAATCACATCAATCTCATTTGTTGGTTCTGCTGTTTCAAATACTTCAGATATTAGAACCTCTACAGTTCCTGTCGGTGGTGTGATTGTTTCTGTCGGATCAACTGAAGGATTTGGTTATCAACCTCTGGTTGCTGCTGGCGGAACTGCTGCAGTTTCTATCGCGGGAACAATTCAATCCATCAGTATTGGTAATAGTGGATCTGGTTATAGACCTGGTGCTCAAACTGTAAATGTTGGAGTTGCGACCACTTCGCTTACTGGTTCAAACAGATTGAATATTGGAACTGCCTCGATTAGTGGTGGACACATCGTTAGTGTTGCGATCACTAATCCTGGAACTGGGTACACTTCTACTGAACCTCCTGTTGTAATCTTTGATGATCCCATCAGTTATAGCGACATTCCTTTAGTTTACAGTTCAACATCAGCTGGTCTTGGGACTGGAGCGAAGATCGATATTGTTGTGGGTCAAGGATCTAGTGTTATTGATTTTGAGATCAGAAATACTGGATATGGTTATGGTAATAATGAAACTCTGACTGTATCCATCGGAGGAACAGTCGGTATTCCAACTGACACCACTAAGACTTTCCAAGAGTTCCAGATTACTGTAGATGACATTGCAACTGATGAATTTACTGGATGGTCTGTTGGTGAACTTCAGGTCATGGATAATATTGAACAGTTCATCAACGGATCAAGAACAAACTTCCCAATTGAATTGAATGGAGTTGTTACTTCTATTGTCGCAGGTAAGGGATCTAAAGTTAATGTTCAGGATGTGCTTTTGGTCTTTGTTAATAATATTCTGCAAGTCCCTGGAAAAGGTTACATCTTTAACGGTGGTAGTCAGATTGAATTTACTGAGGCACCTAAGATTGGTGACAGCGTAGAAATCATCTTCTACAAAGGAACTGGTGCTCAGGACGTTGTTCTTAGAGAAGTTCTTGAAACTGTAAAACAGGGCGATACTTTACAACTTCAATCCGATGATCAATTCCTTGATGAAGATGTAAGATCGGTCGATCTCGTGACGGGAACTGACGTTGCACAAACAAACACCTATTCTGGTCCTGGTAATATTCAAAATACTGCATTATTGAGACCTGTAATTTGGTGCAGACAAACTGAAGACAAATTTATTAATGAGCAGGAAGTTGGTAAAGATAGAGAGATCTATGAACCACTCGTTAATCCTACTGCACATATCATTAAGAATGTTGGAGTTGGATCAACGGCAATTTATGTTGACACCTTGAGACCGCTATTTAATATGTTTAATGAAGTTGAAGATAAGTCCAACTTACTTTTCCAAGATAAAGTTAAGTTTATCACTCAAGATAATAAGGTATCCGCTGCTGGAACTGCATTAGTTTCTGCCGCTGGCACAATTACATCAGTCGCCATCTCTACAGGTGGTGTTGGATATTCTACCGCACAAGTCAGTTTTGCAAGCACCGCTGCTGGTATTGGTATCGGAACCACAACAACAGCACTTGGAACTGTTACTATCGGAGCAGCAGGAACAATTACTGGTGTAGCAATTACCAATCCTGGTCTTGGTTATACTCAAACCAATCCTCCTCTCGTTCTTTTCTCGCCTCCCACCAGAGGTGTTGAGGAAAATAAAGTTGTGTCCTATAGCGGAGACTCTGGAGTTATCGTTGGATTCGGAACTACTTCTGTTGGTATTGGAACTACACAATTTATTCTTGATCTTCACATTCCTAGTGATTCTTTCCTCAGAAATGCAGGTCTTACAACTGGAGTTGTCTCCGCCGCGATTACTGCAAGTTCCTTAAGTGCTGGTGATTACTTTGTGGTCTTTGGATCAAATGTTGGATCAGCAACAACATCCATTACAGCACTTGATTCCTCTGGTGCAACGGTTGGTATTGGAACTTCTCATATAGATAATGTATATCAAGTGGCAAGTTCCGAGACCGTTTATAGACCAACAGGAGTAAACTCTGAGGGTGTTGGTATCGGAACTTCACATATAACAAGAGTGTTTGTGAACGTTGACAACAACTTCCCATATGGAGTTGGTATTCAAACATCAAACTCTTTTGGTGAATTTAGTTGGGGTAAGATTCAACTTTCCTCTAGATCTAAAGTGACTTCATACTCCGCATTCACACTTGGCGGTGTTGGTGGAATTACAACCTCCACATTCGTTCAAAGATCGAAAGCGTTGAAGTTCAAAAATTATGACATCTAATCATAATAAATAAAGAAAAATCTATGTCCAATGGCTGCAATAATTACTGATCAGATTAGGATATTAAATGCGAAGAATTTTGTAAGTGGTGTTACCGCATCAACAAATGCATATTATTCCTTCATCGGACTGACCAACGCCACTGACTTTCTTTCGACATGGGATCAAGATCCCCCCTCACCAAAAGATAATTTTGATGAGGAGAATCAATATTGGGATTCGATGGTTGCTCTTAAGAAGATCAACTCTCAAGATGTAAGGCAAGTTGTTACTAAGAGAAGTTGGTCCTCTGGAACCACTTATGACATGTATCGTCATGATTATAGCAGATCTAATACTGCTAAAGTAAGTGGTGCTACGAACTTATATTCTGCATCTTACTTTGTTATTAATAGTGACTTCAGAGTATACGCTTGTTTGCAAAATGGAACGACACCAGACACTCCAAACGGAAAACCATCTCTAGATGAACCAACATTTACAGATCTTGAACCAAGATCTGCAGGAACTAGTGGTGATGGATATATTTGGAAATATTTGTATTCCATCAAACCTAGTGAGATTGTAAAATTTGAAGCAACTGACTTCATGCCAGTTCCTCAAGACTGGGCAACTGGAACTGAAAATGCAGCAGTTAGAGATAATGCTGTAGATGGTTCAATCAAAATTGCTACCATCACAAATAGAGGTGCGGGTGTTGGTCCTGTAGGTGCAACAAGATATGCCAACGTTCCCATCAAAGGTGATGGAACTGGAGCAGAATGCACAATCGTTACCACTAACGATCAAAGAATTGATTCTATCACGATCACTAATCAGGGATCTGGATACACCTTTGGTAATGTTGATTTAGTTGGTGGTAATGTTCCAACTGGCACAACTAGACCAACCTTCGATGTTATCATTTCTCCGACTGGTGGTCATGGTGCTGACATCTATAGAGAACTGGGTGCTACGAACGTTCTTCTCTATTCTAGAATTGAAAACGATATCGAGAACCCTGACTTCATTACAGGAAACCAAATTGCTAGAGTTGGTATCGTAGAGAACCCAAGAACCACAGATAATTCTCTTCTATCTGCAGATAAAGCAAGTGCCGTTGGTGCTCTTAGATTAGCAGGTGCAGGATACAGTTCTGCAACTTTTACAGCAGACTCTTACTTTACTCAAACTGTTTCTACTGGCACAACTGCTCAAGGAAGAGTTATTAATTATAATCAAACAACAGGTGTTTTAAAATATTGGCAAGATAGAACTGTAGCAGGTTTCAACACCGTTGGAACTGCACAAACATCTCCAACATATGGATACGATTTAACTGAGTTTACATCTGCTCCTGGCACGGGTGGCAGTTTGACAATCACTCCTACTTCAGGAGTTGATTTGCAGATTGATTCAAACTTTAGCGGTATCCAAACCACAATAAATAGTAGGACATATAATCTTGGTCTTACTTTTACGGATGGTATTGCTCCTGCAGAAGTGAAAAAATATGCAGGAAACATCGTATACGTTGACAACAGACCTTCTATTACAAGGTCAGCTAACCAAAAAGAAGATATCAAAATTGTTTTGCAGTTCTAAAGAATTATGCCACAGCAGACGAACCTCAACGTAGCACCATATTTTGATGACTTTGACCCGGTAAATGATTACCATAGGGTGCTGTTTAAACCTGGATATCCAGTTCAGGCAAGAGAATTAACCACTCTTCAATCGATTCTGCAAAATCAAGTCGAAAGATTTGGTCAGCATTTCTTTAAAGAAGGTGCAAAAGTAATTCCTGGTAATACAGGTTATAACAGAATATATTATTGCATTCAGTTAGTCAATACTTTTCAAGGTGTTCCTGTTGCAGCATATGCTGAGCAATTAGTAGGAACCAAAATTAC